AGCAACTTGTTAAGCGACTACAATACTAATCAACAGAATATTGTTAAAGTTGTTGTTGCGTCGATGCCTTTTGTTGACGATGATACTCCATTGGCAGCCCCAGCAGTATTAAAAGCATCATTGCAAGCCAACGGAATCGCATGCGTGGCGCTCGATCTTAATATTGAAATATACAACAAAATACAACACAATCCCAAACGAAACCTGTTTCTTGATTTTTTTAATCGACAAAAAATACATGAAGAAATAGCGGACGATTTAGTTATAATGCTGGATTTTTACGCTCGAGAAATATTGTCGCATGCCCCTACTATTATTGGACTGAGTTTGTTTTCCTCACAAACGCAGACCTTTACTGTTTGGCTGTGCGCAATGTTACGACAGCAAGCGCCTGACGCCAAAATAGTAATTGGCGGACCTGGATTGCAGACATTGGAAAATTCTTTGTTTAAATTTCCTGACCGCGTTAAAAAGTTAGGATTTATTGACGACTATATCACTGGTGATGGCGAAACGTCCTTGGTTGAATATGTGCGTGGAAATATGTCTTATCCTGGCATTAACTCCCATGCTTGGCAATCCAACACAGAATTTAATAAACTTCCTATCCCAGATTACTCTGACTACAGGTTGTTTAGATATGGATATCCAACATTGCCAATTGTGGATAGCCGTGGTTGTGTGCAGGCCTGTGAATTTTGTGATGTAATTGCATTCTGGGAAAAGTTTCAGTATCTAACTGCTGAAAACATTTTTGAACAAATACAAAAACATATAGAAACTTACAAGGTGTATAGATTTCAATTTGCTAGTAGCATTTGCAATGGTAATTTAAAAGAGTTTAAAAAACTATTGCAACTAATAGCTGCCTACAATGACCAAACAAACGCTCAGGCCCAGATACATTGGGTAGGATCTTTTATTATTAGATCTGCAACACAACACAAAGAAGACATGTGGAAATTAATAAAAAAAAGCAATGGATTTTTACTAACTGGCGTTGAAAGCATCATTGAGCATGTTCGAATCAATCTAGGTAAGAATTTTACCAATGCAGATCTTGATCATCATTTGGAGATGGCTAAAAAATATCAGGTACCGATGAATCTGCTAATAATTCTGTCATATCCAACAGAAACAGAGTCAGATTATCAGCAGGTCAGACAATGGTTTTTAAATCACAGTGATTTTGCCAATGGCACAGTACTAAAAGTTCAATGCACATTACCGGGTATATTGCCAGGTACAAAGTTAGAAAAAACAATTGATCATAGTTCTTTCCGACAAAATCAAATGTCAAGGTATCGCAATGCAATTGATACTGTTAAAGTAATACAACAATGCGGATTCAACGTACAAACTTTCTTCTAATTTTAAATCTCAAACACAGCGATAATGCAATGACTATAAATGCATATGGTTCTGATTTTGAGATGTTGCCAACTACACGAAAAATCAACAATGGAATAGAAACTGTTGAAATTTTGAGTTATTTGCCAAATACAGTAATGCTTGTACTATCAGGAAAAAACAGTCATGACCAAAAATCTGTAGAACTTTTGAATGTTTCGTTGGCAGGCATAAAAATTAATCAAGACATAGTGCTAACCAGGATTGAATACAAACCCATCGTATCAACCCAAACACCCGGTTCCATAAAAGAATATCTTGACTACCCATCCACACGTTCAACTACCTGGAACTACAATGGGTGTGTGTTGTTTGATTTGTTTGACCCGGATCCTTTTGCCTATTTGTTAAAATTAGGCAACAAAATAAAATTCTAACTTCTTTTTATGTGCTATAATACTATATGATTAAAGACTACGGACTTGATGTCCAACGATTATTTTTAGAGATGATGCTGGAAGATGCCACAAGTTATGTGCGTGTTCAAAACATCTACAACCCGCAAAACTTTGACCGGAGTTTGAGACCTGCGGCTGAGTTCATTAAAGAACACTCAGACAAGCACAAGACCATGCCTGATAGGATGCAGATTTCAGCAACCACAGGCGTTAAACTGCAACCGGTGCCGGACTTGAACGAAGGTCACTTTGACTGGTTCATGGGCGAGTTTGAAGCATTTACTCGACGCCAAGAACTGGAACGTGCTATTTTGAAATCAGCAGACTTGCTGGAGAAAGGCGAATATGAACCTGTTGAAAAACTCATCAAAGATGCAGTACAGATATCTCTTACTAAAGACATGGGTACAGACTACTTTGCTGATCCCAAGGCTCGCATTGAGAAATACTTCAACTCGGGCGGACAAGTAAGCACAGGCTGGCCACAACTGGACAGATTGTTGTATGGCGGATTCAGCCGTGGTGAACTCAACATCTTTGCAGGTGGCTCAGGATCAGGCAAGTCACTGGTCATGATGAACATTGCCTTGAACTGGCTACAATCAGGACTCAGCGGTGTCTACATCACACTAGAACTGTCAGAAGAGCTTACGTCATTGCGAACTGATGCTATGTTGACCAATATGTCAACAAAAGACATTCGCAAGGACATAGACACCACAGAGCTCAAGGTCAAGTTGGTGGCCAAGAAGTCGGGCAACTATCAAGTCAAGGGCTTGCCAGCACAAAGCAACATCAATGACATTCGTGCTTATTTGAAAGAGTATCAAATTCAAACAGGCAAGAAGGTAGACTTTGTGATGATTGACTACCTGGATTTGCTGATGCCTGTAAGTGCCAAAGTCAGTCCCAACGACTTGTTTGTGAAAGACAAGTATGTTTCAGAAGAACTCCGTAATTTAGCCAAAGAGCTAGGAATCCTAATGGTAACTGCATCGCAGTTAAACAGATCCGCTGTGGAAGAAATTGAATTTGATCACTCGCATATTTCAGGTGGTATTTCCAAGATCAACACAGCAGATAACGTGTTCGGCATTTTCACAAGCCGAGCAATGAAGGAACGTGGCAAATACCAAATACAGTGTATGAAGTCGCGAAGCTCGACCGGCGTTGGTCAAAAAATCGATCTGGAGTACAACATTGAAACTATGCGCATTACTGATGAAGGCGGGGACGAAGGAACAGGATACAATCGACCACAAAGTTCCATTATGGATTCAATCAAGGCCCGGAGTCAAGTCAAGGCTGCTGACACCGAAACAACGGACAGTACATCCACCAAGTGGGAAAAGCCAACAGGAACACACGCTTGGGATTATCAACCAGGTGGCAAAGAATTAAAACCCGAGGTTGCAGAAAAAATCACAGCAGACGTACAAAGCGCCAAACTTAAACAGTTACTGGGTAAAATTAAGTCGCAGTAGTCACAGCCGTCCAGCCAGTAGAGCCGTTGGTGTTAATATAAATTCGAGTTGATGTACTGCTTCCAGTAGTATTGATATAGAGACTGCCTTGCGCGGCGCTAAGGCTGGGAGTACCGGCTCCAAAGAATAAACCAAGATTGCTAGTACTGGACATACGCAAGCCAGCACCAGTAGTGCCACCAGCTGGTGGTGCTGTGCCTGCAAGAATTATTGCATTACCTGCGGCACTGACTTGACCAGCTGTGGTGATGTTGCCACCAGTGATATTTGATGCACTGGTAACAGTACCAGTTGCACTGATCAAGCCGCCTGTGCGCAAGTTTCCACCTGTAACGTTACCAGCCGCACTGACAATGGCCACACTCATGATGTTGCCACCAGTTATGTTGCCAGTTACGTTTAGAGCTGATATCACGTTACCGCTTAGACTTAGGCTAACAGAATTTAAGTTGCCGCCAGTGATGTTACCAATAGCTGATACCAAGCCCGCGGTATTGATGTTGCCGCCAGTGATGTTGCCTGTGGCACTGACAAATCCTGCTGTGAGCAAATTGCCCACAGTGGTGTTGCCTGCAAAAGTATTGCCGGTTGCAACAATACTGCCCACAATGTTGCCGCCCACGTACAAGTTACCGGCTACACCAACGCCGCCACTGACAATCAGGGCACCAGACGATGTTCCTGTGCTGTCTGCGGTATTGGAAATGGTCACAGGGTTGGTGTAGTAGCTGAGTGGTCTATTGAGATCGTACACAGTTATGGTAGTTCCGCCATTGACAGAACTAAACGCAAACTGATAGGTACCAGTTTGAGCAAATGTAATTACATTACTACTGTAGCCTTGTACTCCCACAGTACCTAGACTCACTGCTGACGGCAAAGTCAGTGTGTGCGCAGTACTGGTAATATTAACAGCAATTTGAATAAGTCCAGCTGATCCTGAAATTGGCCAGTTAGCAAAGGAAAGAGTGATAGGACCTGTTGTGGTAATAAATTGATATTGACCAGCTGAAAAATCCAAGGGCACAGTGCCCGAAGTAGTGGCATTTTGCACATAGGTGTAACTAACGTCTTGGAACTTTACAGCATACATGAGATTGTCGTTCATGTTGTTGTTCAAAGTACCACCGGCCAGGGCTTGTTTTAGAACAACTTTGTTTTGCAGATCATCAATTTCAGTTTCTGCATATTGAAAATTCTGTTTAATATTGGTAAAATTGTCTCTAAAGCCCTGTGTGTTATTGGGCTGGCCAGCAACTGGGTAGCTGCCATCTATGTTGTTTGGGTTGATCTGACTGGTCATTGGGTTTTCCTTGTCGCTGTGCGATACTATAGATATTTATTTGAACCTTGAACCTGCTAAATAATCCAAAGGCCCCTGAATAGATGCAAAAAAAGACACGGAGCATACTGGAAGAACTGGACACGTTGTACGTAGAACGTGATCGCCGTTTGCTAATTGAGAATCGCGCCAGTAACATTATTGAGACGGCTATACGTTTGGTAGAACAAATTGAAGCTGAGTATCCTGCCGATCAAGCAGAGAATTTAACACGCAAATTACTCAATGCAATTCGCACAAAAGATTCAGGCAAATTCAGCAGATCAGTGAGACGCACCCATGCAGATACATGAAATAACCCGCAAACCATCAAACAAAGAGCCAGTGAATGAAATACTAGGAGCTGTGGCTGGCGGTATAGCATCTGTGGCTGGCGGCATAGCCAAACAGGCCGGCAAACAATTTGTACAGAAGTTTGCCCCGCAACTGGCACCGGGTGATCGAGCAGGCAGTCCAACAGATCGTGTTGGCGGCATGAAAGTCAGCCAGTCCATTGTTGATGCCCTGGTACCACAGCTACAAAAAGCCTGGGCACAGACAGTACAGACCTTTTTGGCCAACAGCAAAGATTCTGCAGGCAATCCCCCAACATCGCTAAAAGACGTTACAACCCCCAGTGTAGACAGTCTTAGAAATGATCTTGTGCAAATGATCAACCGCATGATTAGCCCGAGTAGTGGCAGTTTTAGCTATCAAAGTTTAAGTCGTGCAGTAGGTGACGACCCTGTGGCCAAACAAGCCGCACAAGAAATTACCACAGCCATAAACACAAACATAGAAGCAATTTATAGAGCTACTGTGGATGGTGCAGGCACCAATGCAGTTAACTCTGCGTTTGTGGAATTGGTTAAAGATGGCATTGCACCAGCACAAAATACCTTGGCCTATGATCGTGGATCACAAAGTGAAATTGACATTAGAGTCAAACGTGGCTCAATGCCACCTACATTTGAAGTTGATTTAGGTAATGGCTCATATGCTCCATTTGACAAAACTAATCCTAAGCACCAAGAAGCCGCAAAAATGCTAGGCGTAGAGGTCAAGTAATTATTATGAAACTACTAGAAGGCGGAAACGTATTCAAAGACAAGCAGGGGCAACCCCTGACTCAGCGCATCAATCAGGCTGACGTCCCAGGAACTGTGCAGTGGCTAGAAGCACTGACTGGTATCAACTTCTCAGCTGAAATTGATTCACTAACCAACACTCCGGGCCGCTGGTTGGGTAGCACAGGCAAAAAGCCCACGTCGGGCGATTTAGATCTTGCTGTGGACTCCAACGAAGTCACAAAAGAACAACTGGCAAATTTGCTCACACAGTATGTGACCAGCCAAGGCTTGGATCCACGTGAGTGGGTCAAGAAAGCTGGCGAAGTGCATTTTAGAACTCCTGTTAATGGTGATCCCAATCAGGGCTATGTACAAACTGATTTCATGTTCTTCCCCAATGTAGAGTGGGGTATTTTTTACTATGGCGGTGGCGCTAATTCTGTCTACAAAGGCATGAACCGCAATGTGCTCATGAGTTCAATTGCCAAACAACTAGGACTCAAAGTTGGTGCCAATGGCGTTATAAGCCGCACCACCAACGAAGTTGTCAGCGTGGATCCTGATCAGACTGCAAAGTGGTTGCTGGGCGGACGTGCTGATCGTAGCAATTTGCAAAACGTTGAAAGCATCTATGCGGCGCTGGCCAATGACCCCGACCGTGATGCCAAGCTAGCAGACTTTAGAGAATATCTCAAACGTGAAGGCCTACAAGAACCACAAACAGGCATGGCCGAAAGTGATGCAAACTTCCTGGCCCGACTGCGTGACCGTATTGTAAACCGCGGCTATGTTGCCTTGGTTGAAGCTGAACAAGCAGGAGTGGGTGGCAGGGCCAAGGGCATTGAACACTTGGAAGATCTTGTGTTCCGTCGTGGTACACAGGGCATCAAGGATGCGCTGGCAATTGTGCAACATTCCACACAACAACCCAGTACAGTCACAGCCAAATGGGACGGTAAGCCTGCTGTGATATTTGGACGCAAGCCCGCCACAGGTGAGTTTGTGCTCACAGATGGATCCGGCTTTGAAGCCAAGGGCTATGATGGTCTTGCCACTAGCCCACAGATGATGGCCAACATACAGAGCCGACGTTCGGGTGACAGAACTGAACTGATCAATCTATATTCACAACTGTTCCCTGTGCTGGAAGCCAGTTTGCCCCAGGGCTTTAGAGGCTATGTCAAGGGCGACTTGTTGTATATGGATACACCTCCTGTGATTTCTGGCAACTATGTGTTCAAGCCCAATACTATAGAGTACAAGATTCCAGCAAAGAGTGCGTTGGGACAACGCATTGGCAACAGTAATATTGGCATTGCTATTCACTCAATGTACGCAGATGTTGGCGAAGCACGACAGCCCTTGAGTGGAGTAGGCTTTAACCAAGTA